CTACATTACTCCAAATGGTAAATATGCTGTATTAGCTTTTGACAAAGAAGATAGTGAGTATTTTTTAGAATTTACTAACTACTCTAGTTTTGAACAATGGGCTTGGACAGAAAAGAAAACTCTTTCTACTATCTGTAGCGGTTGTTATTGGAAAGGACATTGTTTAACTGAACATTATAGACATGTAAAAGATTTAAGAAATAGTTGTAATGGTTATATAAATTTATTAAGTAGATATAGTAATGCGTTTTAGTTTTTCAGATCATAGCGATAACTTTGATGAGCATATTAATAAAAGTATTATTTCGTATAATAACTTAGTAGATATGATTATTACTGTATCTGGATTTTTTATACAAGATAATACAACAGTATATGATTTAGGATGCTCTACTGGTAAAATTTTAAGGAAAATAAAAAAAGCGTCACACGCTAATAATGTTTCGTATGTTGGAATAGATAATGAAACGGCTTTTTCCCCATACTGGAAAGAAAAAGACATAGAGTTTAAAATTGAAGATGTGAGAAAACTAAAGTTTGATAGTGATGTTTCTTTGGCTGTCTCTACCTTCACTCTTCAATTTTTACCTACCGTTGATAGAATAAAATTATTAAAAAACATATATGATTCTTTAATACCAAACGGAGCATTAATACTTTGTGAAAAAACATATTCTAATGATTCGATGTTACAAGAAGTATTTACTTTTGCTAACTACGATTATAAATCTAAATTTTTTAGATACGATGATATAATGTTTAAAGAAAAAGAGTTAAGAGCCTCTATGAATATTAGATCTTGGGACGCTATTTTACAAGAAGTAGAAAAAATAGGATTTAAAAAGTATGAAGTATTCTGGAAGGCGTATAATTTTGTAGGAGTCATATTGGTAAAATGATTACTTATAAACAAGTAATAAAAAAAGGTTTTGCTTTTGAGAGTATTATAATACCTAAAAATATAAAAACAGAACTAAAAGCATTAACTTTTTATCCAAACGAGGACAAAGATTTAGGGAAAGAAGTAGGATGGTCTACACTAGGTATGCCTGCTAATCTTAATGAGTTCTTTATCGAACAATTATATGCAAAAGTAGACCCATACTTACAGAAACTTTTAGATAAGCTAGAAACTTTTGAAGCGTATAAAACAGATAAAAACGAGTATGTAGAATTACATACTGATAATGCTTTTGGTGGATTAGTTCAAATTATGATTTACTATATTGAAAAAAATATGAAAGGTAGGGATTTTTTATATGGAACAAAACATGATATTAAAAAAGTAACTCCCTACACAGGGTTAGTAATTATATGTGATCAAATAAATAAAGAATGGTTGCATGGAACAACTCCTTTATTGAGTGACACTTTTAATTTATGTATTACAGGAATTACGCCTAGATGAATAAAAAAGAATTTTACAGAAAAGAACATTATGAAAAAAAGAACTGGCTTCATAAAAACGGAAGAGTTGCCGTAGGTTTCTCAAGAGATACTTGGATAGGTGCTTGTGTATCTCCTTATATGAAAGATTTTAAAAATCAAGTAGATCCTGGTATTTGGCCTCTAGTAGAAATACTTAATAAAAAAGGGTATTTAACTTGTTCTTCTTGCGAAGGGCATGATTGGATGGAGTCCTCTTTTGTTGTAGTATGTTTTGGATCAGAAGAATCAAGAGATAAGTTTGTAAAACAAGTTGTTAAAGCTAAAATACCTCAATATAAAATATTTTATCAAGAGTCTCAGACTAACATTAACCTATACGATTCTTTTAATGATTATCATGAAATAATGGATGACCCGACTATGGATGAAACTCAAAACTGGTTTAAGATTAAAGATAAATTATACTTCACAAAAACAGAAGAAGAGATACCAGAAGAAGTTATTGAAAAAGAAACAGAAAATTGGAATTACTGTTTTGGTAGAAAGTATAAAAGATGGTACTATTGCAGACTACTAATAGGAGGAGCTGTGTTGAACGGTAAAAATCCAGTAAGCATAGTAGTTCATTGGACTCGATATTTCTGGATTAATAGGCTAGCAAAGTTTATAAAAGAAAACGTGGAGCAAGGATATGACTGATAAGTTTGTAGAAATTCAATATGACTCTGACAATATCGTTGAATATGTGTATAAAAGCAATTCAAATGAAAAAGATATACTAGAACTAAAAAATAAATTGTTTATAAATTTTAGTGAAGAAATAACTAAAGATTTAGCTTTTTCTCACGATATGATTAGTTATCATCCAAAAAATAATACTACATATAAAGAAGATTCAATAATTATAGTATTCAGTGAAAAATGTCCTTATTACTTAAGAGAAGAGTTTAACATTCCTTTTTTCAATTCATTAGATTTTTATGCAATAAAATATTATTTAACTAGTAAAAAAAGAATACTAAAAACTTACGATGCCGATATGTATAAATATGAAATACCTCAACTTCCCCATATGTCTGCTATAGGTAATCAATTTGGGGTTGGAAGAACACACGCATTAGACAAAGAATATAGAGATGTATACTTTTTTAACTCAAATGATATGATGGTTAATCATTTTTATGGAGACTTAGTTCCTAAAATTGGTGAACCATATAAAAATCCCGCAACTAAATGTTACGGGATTACTTATGAAGAAGGAGAAAAAGATATTCTTAAAGTAAAAAGATATTTATTTCCCTTTCATTTAGAAATGACAGATTTATCTTGTTTATAAAAATTCAGCTAGAGGAAACACTTCTACAATAACTTTAGAACAAGCATGTGCAATTTCCATATGTTCTTTTTGTGTACCATTTGCACCACGTAAATCAATATAATGAATCCAACTACGAAGCGTACCATTCATATACAAACGTGTTTTAGTAAGACCTTCAGGTAATACAACACGGGCTTGTTCTTTAGCTATACCGTTTTCAATAGCCCACTGATAAGCTTTATTAGCTGCTACGATAACATGATCTTGTTGGATTAACCACTGATTCTTTAAAGTTTCATCATCTGTTTCTATTGAATTTTGTCTGTTTTTACTATCTTGAAGTCTGGCTTCACGTCTTACAAACTGCTCTCCTATTTCTTTAGGCTCTGCATAACGCTGTGAAAATTCTTGAAAAGAAAAAGAGCGGTGACGCACAATTTGATGAGCAATATCACGAGTAGTGTTAATTTCTAAACACACATTTACCATTTCAAGAGGCGACCAGTGCTGATTATTAATTAGATATTTAATTAATTTAGAACTAGTCTCACTATTCATTTGATTATTAGGATTACTTACTCTAGCACAATATGCTACTAATTCTTGCATATCTTCGCCTACATACAAATCTTTTGGAGGTTGGCTATAACTAATTAGTCTTACATTCATTACCTGTTCTCCTTATCTAATACATCGTGATTATGCAACGCTAATATACCATAATGAATAATTTTTAATAAATCCGCTCTATTTTTACCTGCCTTTTTACCATAACGTTGAGAGTATTTCATAACATTACCTAGAGTAAAGCCTTCTCCCATACCAGAATCAATAATAAATTCTGTAGCTTGAAAATTATTCATCGAATAGTGTTGATTGTAAGTATTATCAATATAATCACTAATCTCTTCCAATAAAGCGGGTTCATTATACTTATAATCTATTTTCACGATAATCTCATTTTTAATTGGGCTGGTTTTGGATAACCCCAATAATCATTAGTACGAATACGGATCATACGTTTATTAGTCTCTTCTTTATTAGGATTATTAACTGTAATCCAAGGATTTAATCCTTTAGACCAGCTTTTTATTAGGTTTTCCATCTTCCATTCCAAAGAACGAGCATGTTTTACAGCTAAAGTTGTTTTTCTAGCTGTTGACTTACGCTCACCTTTTGATACTTGATGTGCTCTTGATTTTTTCTTAGCCATTTGGTTCTCCTTTTAATTTATAAGAAATTATAACAAATCAAAGACTAAGAAGCAAGATGATTATTACTTTTATTAAATACAGAATGGTAAGGAATATTATAAAGCTGTGCTCGTTGTTCAAATAAGTTATAACACATTTCACAATTTAAAATATTTGTAGGGAAGAAAGACCCCTTCCCTACAATAGTGTTTTGATTGGTGCCACAATGCGGGCATTTAACTAGAGCTACGTAATACATTTTCTATCTTACTGTGGTAAAGACTAATATTATGGTCAAAAATACCGTCAAACCATTGCATTTTTTGTAAAGCACGATATCTTCCTCTCCACTGGTCTTTAACCTTTTGCCAGTAAGTTAATTTTCTTATATTTCCATAATAATTTATATAATGTACATTACCATAATGTTTATATCCTAGCAAGAAAAAAGGTACTTTAGTAACAATATCGTTATTATTTACAAATCTATGGTGTTCAAATGTTTGTGCTTTACACCAAGACCAGCTACCTACACGAGGTGATCCAAATGTATAAACAATACTATGTTTTATTCTAGAACCTGCTAATGTAGCTAATCCACCGCCTAAAGAATGACCACATATATAAACATGTCCTTGTGTGGGAAATTTTTTTAACCATCCTTCAATGTTTTTCCATACTAGGTCTAAAGCATCTTTAAATCCCGCATGAACTCTACCTTTTGTCTCAGAACGTCTTTTATAGGCTTTTAGATCTGCTTTAATATCGTTAAACTGAGTAGGCTCAGTTCCTCTAAAAACAATGTATTTATTTCCTCTTTGAGTAAAGCAAGCTACTTCTGTACCTTCTTTAGAAATAAAAACAAAATTATTTATATCTTCAACACTACTTAAAAATCTGCTTCTAACTTTTGCTTCGACTGTATAAACCATTGTAGATAGTTTAGCACAAAATTCTGCTTGTTCAATAATTTTCTTATCCATGTTTCACCTATTTCTTCTTTAGTGCGTCAGCACCAAAAAATGCTGAAACTAATACTGCAATTGACGCAAAGTATGTTGGTGCAATATCTGCAATAAGTTCAGACGCTTTGTCCATACCAAAACCAGATGTTACTGCAATACCAATAGGATAGATCAATAGACCAACCAATGAAAACCATGCCATCTTACGAATAGCATCTCTCTGTGCATCAGCATCTTCTAATGCTCTACGTTTAAATTCTAAGTGCATTGCCATTTCTTCAGCAGAAATATGGCCATCTCCATTTACATCTACGCCTTCTACTGCAGAGGCATCAATAGTTTTTGTTTCTTCTGACATTTTATACTCTCCTTAATTAAGCTGCAAGAGGTAAAGAGGGACTCATACCCATAAAGTCTCCCCATTTTTCATAATAGTGCCTCATACCGATTTCATCATGAATAGTACCGTTTTCGTGACGACCATGTAAAATATTACGAGGCTCTGTTCCTTCTCGCATTGTTGTTCCTTGACCTGCTACCCCAATGAGATCTTCGTGTAAATTACGACCAAAAGGTCCCCATATTGAGTTATGATGCTTAATACGAGTTTCTCTTTCTTCTTTCGTATCCTTGCGTAAGCCATAACCTCTAAATTCGATTAGTACTTTATTCGGACCAAGTGGTGTTACTGTATCTGAACGATAGGCAGAACCACGAAGGTTGAAGTTAAAGCCTGGAAAGAGATCAACCATGTACCACTGGTTGGGCGGTAAATTGGGAAAAGATAGTTCCCCACGATCTTCAAACCCATCATACTCTTCATAGTTAACAGTAAAGCTAGACACGTTAACATGACCATTATCAAAAGGAATATTTTTTCTAGCGAAATATTCATCGTTAAAACCACTCACTCTATTAAAATAATGCATAAAGTCATGGTAGAATTCTGAATTAGTATCATGCCACAGTTTGTAATTTGTATCAATTACTGCTTTATGATAATGGAATACTTCAAGTTCTTCTGTATCAATAGCATCTGTAATGCAATCAAAGGCACCTGCTGTCCATTCTTCTACACTCTGTGTTGGATTAGGATCAAGAGTGACCCATACCATGCCTCCGTGCTTAACTTCACAATGCAACTGTGGTTCAACAGTTACAATAGGTGCTCCAAGTGTACCACTAGGTGCCCAACTGCCATAGTTCCGATATGCTCGAACACCATCGCCTGTGTTGTATGCAATAACATTTACACCTGCTATCTGTGTGGTGCGGTAGTCTAGTTTATTATACATCTCTGAGATATGGCACACAGGAACCCATACCTTACTAAAGATATCTTCTTGTTCCTGTTTATAAATTGCGTGAGAAGAATAAATCTCACTACTAATATATTCTACTGAAGGTTTTTTTAACCATGTATTATGATTTCTTGGTGGCATAATTTTTTCCTTTTTTATTATTATTAAATCGAATCTTGATAACCATTATTTGTGTGTTTGTTATCAGTTTTTTGATTTTCTAAAATTCTAATACGAGCTTCTAACTCATCTATTTTTTTAGTAACAAATGGATACTTTTTTCTCCAAGCATCGGTTGGTTGTTCTAACCAAGCCCACCCGTACCGAGCTACGAGATAGTCTAAAAACTGATCAAGTTTAGCGTAACACCACAAACCAGCTTTTGTATCTTTAAAATAAGCTAAAAAAGCCGCACCTAAAAGAGAGCCTGCTATAGCAGTATAAATCCATAAAGTATCTTCAAACATTTTTGCAATCATTATTTACACCATTCTTCTTTAGTCCCGCCGTCATAAGGCCTAGCTAATCCAGCATTAATAATTTCGTCTTTGTATAACTTACCATCAAGATAAACATCGACTAGTACTCGACCGCCATATTTATCCCATTTTAAGTTAGCAAATTCAATATCTTTTGCTTCTCTAAATAGTTTATTAGCTAAAGCTCTAGCTTCGAGTGCTAACTTCTTTTCTTCATCACATTTGGCTCTAATTTCTGGAGTATCAATTCCTAAAATTCTAACACTCATTTTTTGAAGCGGTTCTGGAAGTGTAGGGGCAATTACATAACAAGTATCGCCATCATAACAAAGGTTATTTCTAAATTCTCTCATTTGTAAAAAATCATCTGCAACCGCTTGTGACATTACAAAAAGCGTTGCAAACATAGCTAAATTATATTTCATTTTTAATCCTTTTCAGTCACAGCTTTCTCATAGTATAAGATTATCTGTTTTTGTTGTTCCAAGTATCTTTTGATATCTGATATATTTAGTGCCAGGTTTTCATAATCTTTCATACTGAGAGCCACAAAAGCAAGATCACCATATGTTTCAGTGAACTCTTTTACGAATTCATCATAATTATCTTTTGTAACTACAAAAACTCTAGTATCACTGAGAGCTAGTGGCTTCGGTGCTGCTACTGTTGGTATCTGTGTTCTTTCCACTTTGGTTACTACTTTGACCTCCGGCTCCGGCTGGAACCGGCTGCAACCAGTTAGGGAGAGGACGCTCAGCATTACCACCAGTATCGCCCATGAAGTCACGCCACAAATTTGCTGTCGCACCATTCATCTTTCCTTCTAAACTTTTTGAACCTTTAAGAGCTTCTACCACCAGATCTAACTTCGATAGTTTTGCTCTGAGTTCGTCTCCATATTGTTCAGCTTTTTGTAAATCTTGTTGTAAAGATTTATTTAACTTACCTAATTTAACTATATCGCCTTGTAATGTTTCTACACTGGTTTGTGCAGTATCAACAGCGACTTCTAGTTTTGCATTATTATCTCTTAGTGTGGCTATAGTGTTTTGGGTGGTATCGTAATAGTACTTTGCACTATAACCAACACCACCCAGTATCGCCACAATAAAAATTAGCACATATAGTCTAAACATTACTCACTCTTCCAGATAGTCCATGCGCCATAAACAATCATTCCATAAGCAATAAGAGTTACAGGAGTTATAACCATTGCTATTCCTGTAACAATAAGAACTATTCCGTCCCAAGAAGTTCTTTCTAATAATCTGTTTTTAATCCACTTCATTTTTACCTCCTAAGTATTTGGGTTGTTCTTTTATTTTAAATAATCTTAGTAAAAACTTTTCTAACCAGATCATACCAACCTCATACGTTTAACTAAACGTTCAGCACGATTTGTTACTTGACGATACCATCGCGAGTCAACCATTTCATCTGCTGCTGCGTTCCAATCACGAGCGTCTACACCACGTTTCATTCCCTTAAATTTAGATAAACGAGGGCGACCCATATTAAACATCATATTAGCGATTATTCTTTTAGCTTCTTCTGGCAAATCGTCAAAGTCTGTGTATAACTTGTAGCAGTCAGACACGACTGTTTTGATATCTTCGTTGAAGGCTTCAACACATCTATCATTACTGACGGCTGTGCCGACTTCCCATCCATGTTCTGGATCGTCGTCCCTAACCAGATGACCAATGCCAAAAGTAGGAAGGCCGAGATGATCAAGGTATATTTCATGTACTTCACCTTCATCTGCTGCAATTTCCTCTCTTAATTTATCAATATTCATTTTTACTCCTTTACTAAAAGTTATTCATCCTTAATTTAGTAGCATCCGAACCTATCTCTTTTGACATATAACAATTATGTTCTGTGTCTTTAACCCAAGAAAGTTCTTGTATAATTCTGTTATACCAACTTTTATCGTGTTCGTCA